ATAATACCAACAGGTTCATAGTTAAATGTTTGTTGGTCTTCTAGTGTATCAGTATCTCTATTATAAACAGGATAACTTGAAGCTACACTTTTATAAGGAACTATTCCTGCTGTAGGTGGTGTATAAGGTTGTTGCATGATACCTGTTGTATCACCATATTTTTTTAAGATATCTGATAATGCCATTTAATTATTCAATTGCTCCCTCAGGTTGAGTATTTGGTGCAGTAAAGCCGCTTTCCCCTGGAGTCTGTGGAGTTCCGACTCCGATGTTGCCACCTCCAGACCCTTGTGTGTCTGTGATAGCTGCACCTGCAGGTACTCCTCCAGTATTTCCCATACCGCCTTGTTGCTGGTTAGGGCCTTGAGTTTGTTGATTTCCATTCATATCTCCCATCATTTTCATCATTAACTGAGCTTTCTCTGGGTCATTAACCACTTGCTCAGGGTCGATGTCTAAAGACTTTGCAATCTCTTTAATAATATTATTCCATTTAATAAATGGTGCTAAGAACTGATTAGATGAAACTTGCATAAAGGTCATTAGTCTTTGTGAGCGTACTTCTTTCTGCATTAAAGAAGATGTACCCATTGCATTAACATCTAAGTCACCTTGTATCTCAGGAATATTTTGATTAAATTGCATATTCCAAAAGAATAAAGATTCACCTAAAGGTTTTAATAAGTAATCATCAACATTCTTAATAACTGTTTTAATATTTAAAGCTGAAGCTCCCATCAACATCGACATACCTGAAGCAGTTCTAGTTGTCGACATTACTCCTGTTGTACCATGTGAATAGGAAGGAATACCCGTAGACTCATCAGCTAGTTGTCTAAACTTATCAAACATCTGTAAGTTTTCAGGTGCAGTATTTGGAAAACGTAATCCATGAATAGCTTGACCTGTTTGACCACTTTGTCTTCTAAATATTTTTCCAGGGTAGACAGTCATATCTTGACCCGGTACTAACATCGTCTCATCCACATCAAAGACTAGGTTACCTGCTAATGCTAAGTTATCAATAGCCATTCTTGCATGACCATTCATAATTGTTTGTGCATCATCCATATTTTCAGGAACACCGACTCCAAAGAATTGATAAGGATTAATCTCATAAGGACAAACCATGAAAGGTACTCTGGCTGGTGTAAAAGGATTAAGGACTAAACGTAAGATATAACCATTTGATACCCATGCATTAATTTGTACTTCGTCTAATTCATCTTTGATGTCATCAGGTAATTCAATTCCTGCTTCTTCTACTAGGTTCTTGTCCATGACACCCCAGTATTCTAGAACTTCAAATCTGTTTTTATTAAACTCTTCTTGATTTTCTCTATCATACAAAGCTGTTTCATAGCTTCGTGTTTCATAGTTAGGGCCACTAGATAATAAATCTTTAATGGCAGACTTTCTAAAGAAAGGTCTATTCATCAAATCTCTAACTTGAGAACGATTCATTACATGTCGTTGAATAACATAATCAGCATCATCAATTGTAACAGCATCAGGGTCAGGATATAAATCCCAACAACTAACTGCTTCAACTCTTGGTACTAATCGTGTATCAGGTGCATATTCTTTTTCACCATCTTCACTTGCTACCCATCGATGTTGTGCCTTCTCATAATTGAAAGGGCCTTTTAAAACACCTGTTCCTAATAAACACATTTCAAACAATACATGTCGCATGACAGATATTGCATGTGTTTCTTCTAATTGGTCATGGATAATCTTTTCCATGTTCTTTGCAGTTTCCATAGCAGGTTCTATCTGCATCATGTTCTGCAAATCAGGTGCAGGTCCAGAGCCTATATTAGCATCACCGTATTTTTTTTCTAAACCATTTAAGATATCATTAGTTGTTGTACCGGGAGGTAAGTCTTTACCATCTCCTGCAAAACCATAGATATCATTTATCCTCTGATTTTCTTCTTCAGGGGCATTATCGGATTTAACGTGAGCATATTCTTTAATACCATAAGGTACACTTGTCGGATTAATTCCAATAGGAAATTTACCCTGTGAGAATAATACTTCGATTAATTGTCCGTAGGCTGCTAATACTTTTGTCTTTGTTATCTTAACAAAAACTTTAGATTTCTCTGAATCTCTAAAAGCCATATCAGAACCATAGATACCTCTATAGTTTCTATAAGCACGTAACCATCTCTTTTCATCATAGAGACGTGCTTGTTCTGATTCTTTTAATCGGCTTTCAATGACGTAACCGATATTATCAAAGCTATCATCCTTTTTATCGTCTAATGCTTCTACGTTATCGGTTTCAGAATACGAACCACTACCTATATTTGAGTGTGGCATATATACCTCTTAGTAATCTTTCTCGTCAGCTAATTTAAATACTTTTGCGTCTACACCAGATTTGGATTTACCCTTTGGATAAGAAACGTCATGCATACCTTCACCGTCTTTAGGAAGAGGTGAACCTTTCTTTACGACATTGACGTTTGAAGTTTTAGGGGATTTAGCATCTTTGCCATAACCCATATTATCTTCAGGTAAGTCTCCCATCTTATATGTTTTCATTATTGCCATTTTATTTTTCTCCTTTTAAGTTTTTCTGTATGTAAGGTAGTAACCAAGGGTTATCTACTAATACAGTCGTTAGTCCATTTGCAATAGTGTTGCAAATCTTTTCTTCTTCTTTATCATCTAAATCAATACCCCATTGATATACAATACCGTGTAATATTTCATGTATCAAAGTATTCGTATGAGATATATTATCTTCTGTTGATGATAAAGCGATGATTCTATCTGAAGCAAGAAATTGTCCATTAATTTCATTACATTTAGAAACGATAGAATCTAAATTTTTTATTGTATAATTTTGATATCCTATTTTAACTTCTTTAGCCATTAGTATCCAAAAACTTTATCTGCAGGTTTAAAGTCTCTTGTTTGCCCAACACCAAAGTCTTGAAACTTTTTTGATACAGGATGAATAGGTCGACTCATACATCCATAACGTAGTGCATCATAAGCGTGGTCTTCTGCATGAGTATCCACATCTTCAGGATTATTTTTATCGACAGGTAACATGGGTAATGTTCTAATTAAGTTAATACAATTATCAAAAATAAATAAAGAAGGATATCCTGTCTCTTCATCGGGTCGTAATCTTTTATGTAATTCTAATTTACCTGCGACACGACTTCTTGGACTTCTATCCGAAGGTCTCCATCGACACCCTTCTTGAATCATTGTCTCTGCAATACTAGGCCCTATATCACCTCGTCTTGCCCATGTAGAACTATCCAGTACACCGTATCGAATATGTTCACCTTGTTCTGCTTCTAAAACTTTTCTAGCAAAGATATCGGCTGTAATCTTTTGTGTATAGAGTTCTCGATAAATAAATAAATTATTATCAAAGTCTATTGCAAACCATAAACAACAAGCTGGTGAACTATACCCCCAGTCAGCCGCTCTAAACCTTAACCAGTTTCTGGGTATGTCAAAAGGTTTAACGACATGAAGCTGTTTATTAAACTCAGGGAAAGATGAATCTTCAAACGCTTCCCAATTACCTTCTAAGAATTGTTTTCTTTGAACTTCAGGTA